TATTTAAAAAGAATAATAAATTCAAATCAGTTCCAATAGAATAATACTTCCATATTTTAATAGGAGTAGTTGTTTGAGTATTACCGTCAACCGACATTTCCACAGTAACAGTCTCATAATTTGCGCCATCAACACCTTGTGGTGATGTAGCAGCAGACGGACGTGTACTCTGAAATTTAAATGGAGAAAAATTAGGTATTACCACAGAAATACCAGATTGAGTTCGCTGTGCAGTCAAAGCCTGTCCACAAGCACCTGAAAAAGAATTAATATTATACCAGTATCGAGTATTATTTGCAGTAGTAAATGATTGAACTATATTTTGAACTCCTAATACTGCCAATTGACTATTTACTGTTCGAGAAATCCGAACACTATTTTTAACAATAGGGTCTGAAACATTATAATGTACCATCATACTACCACGCGTACCTATAAAAGCTTGCGAAATATGCGTATAAGGATGTGGAAAAGTATAATTATAATTAAAAGTAGATGCAGGTACAGTTAAACCAGGTGCTCTATCAAAACCTAAAGGATCATATCCATTAGGAATTGGAAAGCGTGTCATACGATCTACTAATAAATTACCACCAATAGATGTAGAAGTAACAAAATAATCTATTCTATTTAGTGTACTACGACGCATCAACTGTCTCAAATTTACAATAGCTTCACCAAAGTATACTAAAAATCGCTCTTTTGGTTCTTTAGGTACAGATGGTCCTGCACTAGTTAAAACACTATCACCCATATCAAACATATCAGCAGATTGTTGAACCCATGGAGAAATTCTCCTATCTAAATCTATTGGAGTAGTGAATTCAATATCACTAGCAGCACGAACTGAAACTAAAATATTCACGGGTGCTGTTACTATAGGAGCAGTGAGAGGTGTAACAACACGTAGAGTAACCAAACCATTATCACAACCATCCACTCTAGTCCAAGTTGGACTAGGTCCAATTTGATAAGGGGCTGACATTAAGTCAGTCTCTAACAATCTACTAAACCCTAAAGACTGGTGATAAGGCACGTGAAATTCAACATCAGTATCTTTTCCTAAATCAATAACTTTAGTAAATGTTACAGGTTGAGAACCTGCAGTATTCAAAATATTTTGTGAAGATGTTCCAGTAGGATCCCAAGTTAATCGTACTCTACCCTTATGATACGGAGAAGAGACTATCTTAAAACGATAAATTTGACCACCTCTCCAATACTTAAATAACATAGATAAGTATCCTTGAGGTGTTGAATTTATTTTTACAGGAGCATCAGAAAGAGTTATTTGTTGAGGTGAAACATTAAAAGTACTTAAGATAGTATCAGTAGTATCAGTGGTGAGCCAAGGTACAGAACACAAATAAGATTCCTTCTGACATAAATATGATACATTTAATTCATCAACACCTTTCAAACCAGCTACACCTGGATCCACACTCAATTCATTTTTAGCATCCAATGTTAATTTCTCAATGGGATAGCCAATATCAGAAGTAGATAGAGGTGGAAAAGCAACAGGTTTTAAAGGATTAATATCTTCTATAACTGGAGTATTACAAAAACCTAAAGCATTAGCAGCATTACTAACACTTTGAGCTCCCATTTGCGTTGCAGTTGCATAACGAGATATCATAGGTATTCTACTTAAAGCACCAGCAGCAGAAGCGATAGCGGAAGCAATATTAGATACGGAAGATTTTCCATACTCATCCTTAGTCTGTTCAACAAAATCCACTGTTTGCATAGCATAAGCCACAGTCGGACCTGAAACTTCCACATCTTCAGCCCAAGCATACACTTGTAAGGTAACACCAGTACCAGTAACACCATTTGCACTTCGCAGTTCAGTAAATGCGGTAAAATTCAAAATACCCATGTCTACAAAATCAGAATTCTGAGTATTATTTAACCAATTTTTATTAAAAAAGAAAGGTAATGTCATAACAGAACCTTCACTATTGGCAGGATATAACCATGAGTGAGGACGTTGAGAAAATGGTATAAAATATTGATAATTTGCGTCTGTGACTATTGTAGTGGGTTTCAAAGTTGGTAACGGATGATAATGTTGTAACATAGCACCATAATAAAATGGACTAGCATTCAATAAAACTTTTACTTTTAAATTACAACGTAAAAACGAAAAATTATCTAATTTTCTTCGAATTCTATCATCATTAAAAAATAATTGCCAAGGACGAATAAATGCATTATAACCAACAACATCTGATTCAAGCCACGGAATAGTAGCTATACGAACTGGTCTACTAAGAAAATCCTGCAAAGATGCCATTGGTAACATATCTGCATCAGAAGTAGGATCTCGCATAGATTTAAATCCAGTTTCAAAACCTTCATTCTCATCTAAAAACTCAACTACTTGTTCAGTTGTCTGAGCTGGCTTAGGATTTTCAATACCTCCAGCAGTATTCTGCAAAGTACTACTAGGAGCATCTTCACTTTGTTGACGAAAACTAATAGTTTTAGTTCTCATTCTGTCTCGGGTACGTTTCGTATGCATAAACTGAGCATAATCAACCAAATGAGGAACAAAAACATATAAATCACCCTTATAAGTCATTGGTTTCAAAATTCTCATAGCTTCATCATTACTAACATCAGCAATAGAAGTAAACAACACATAATTATCTAAAATTGAAGAAATAGTATCTTCAGATTGCATAAAATAAGTATGTTTCAATTCGCGTTGTTTAGCTCTGAATTGTGTTAATTGTTTACTCATACGACGTTCATAATAATGTATAATTGTAGGGCATCTCACCCTCTTCTCGTGTTCTACCTTAAACGGTGGTAGTTCCGTAATCAAATTAGTTTTTTGTAACCTATCTAAGATATTGAGGGTGGCCACCCCCTCAACAAATTTTGGCAATTTTTCTAACTTATTAATGCCATCCTCCAGAAGAAAGGAAGCCAACCTATCTTCTAGCAGTAACTCACTAATACGCTTGTGCTTTGGTTTTACAATGGGACCCCACATGGACCCCGACGGAAAATCAGAAGTTTCCGCTTTGAATGAATTCATTTTAAATTGTTCTACCAATTCATCCCACGTTGGAAGCGTAGAATCTTCCTTATAATGTTTTAAAGTCGCATTATTATCTATGACTTGTTCGAAAGCTAAACGCTTCTCATTAAAAATTTTCTTACCATAAAAGAAATACTCTCGAACTGCTGTGCTAATCACAGCTATGGATTGTGCTTCTGGACATATAGATTTAGACTTCACACATACAGTAAGCATCTTCTCTATAGACTCTTCCTCTAAAGGGGCTAGATACTCACCTACATCATTATCATACACAAATTTTCTCTTCAAAAAAGATACATCATCAATATGTATAAAAGGAACAGACTCAGCTTCTTTATCAGCCATTGTATAACCAATCCCTACTTCCGCAAGAACTTTCTGTATATTGGTATGATTAAATTTGGGATGCTTACTGCTAGCAGCATTATCATCACCATAATTAACCATTGAAACATAATCTTTAAATACAGATGGTGATAATGCAGTTATCTTCACAAATGCGTATCGAAAATAACCAGAACCAGAAAAATCATTAACATCAACAGTTAATGGTTGTCCCGATGGATTCGAACATAAAAGTTGAACAAGATCTCCATTAATATCTACAATAGGATATGCAATATCTTCAGAAATACAACGCAGGATCATCAAATCAGAATCAGACCAACCAGCAACTCTACAAATTCTCATGATAATGTGAAAACCTCCTAATATTGCAACAGGGGGCATCGACTTATCAAAATTTTTATAATCGCCAGCTATCATTTTATCTTCACCATATTTAACTAACCAACTACGTAATCTCCCCCATTCATCACTTTGTGCACGAATTCCTGGGGCAGCCTCAAATAGCTGTTGATTCAACCTAACTATACGCAAAAAAGATAAAAGATATTTTCTAACAACGAAACACCAAGCTGCGGGTTCAGCAACAAAGACACGTGTTTTACCAGCATCAATTTTAACAAAAGTTTTAGGTTCATCCTTCAAACTAGCGCTACCGATAGGATACGCACGTTCACCCCTATGATAACAATCTAAAATACGATTAATTTCATCTTTAGTAACTTGATCATACTCATGGGGTTCTTCAAAGCCACGTTGTGCGGGTAATTTTACTAAATGCCCGCGCTTAGAAGACTTTATTGGAAATCCCATACTAGTAGATTTATTTATACTATCAATGTATGCTGTTCCTGCAATTCCATTGAGTGTACTAAAATCATCTAATATGACTAATTCCTTCAAATATTTCTTATCTAATCCTTTAAGAATATCATCAGCAAATGCATCAACACATTGATGATATAATATAGGATCAAATCCACGAACTGGTTTTGTCATTTGTTCTAAAGCTAAATACCAGGGTTTCCAACCTTTCATCAATGGTGCTCCATAGCGAACCTTATAGCCTAAATCCAACATTGATTGTTGAATAAAAGTAGGTTCAACACGAGATGTTGGGTGTGCACGGAAACCTTCTAAAGTACCATAGACCTCTGCAACACCAGAGTCCAGATACCTAACAGGACTCTTCTTATTCAACTTAGTAAGTTTTTGAGGAAAACCAGGTAATGATAAATTAATATCTGTACCACAAACTTGAGGTTCAAATAAGGATAAACCTTGCTTTAAAACTGATTGACACAACCATAAGGCTCCAACACCATGATTAGGATTATTACCAGCAGCATGAATACCTAATAAAACTGGACCCATATCTGTCCATGTTAAAAGTAAGGATCCACAATCACCTGGTTCAGTTGGAATATCAACTCTACCTTTCCACATAGGATGTACACCTAATGTTGATTCAAATGAAGGATTAAAATATATATTATGCACTAACTTACTAAAACTCTCTCCTTTACGATTTTTACCAATATATTTACCAGTAAATTTCCCTCGTAAAGAATCTTTACAAAAATAAGAAGTAATACGCTTACGTGGAGCATCTTCTAACAATAAAAAGAAACAATAATCAGTATTAGCAATTCTCTTAAATCTAGATTGATTAACACGAAAACGAGTATTCGCACTTAAACCAGATTGCAAAGGTTCACGTAATATTTCTAAATCAAAAGAATCACTCAAAGGAATACCATGTGAATTAACAACATATACATGACCTTCAATACACACAGCAGCATTAGGACGAACTAATGCTTCTCCACTATCACTTATCCAATGACACTTCAAGTAAACACAATTACGCAAAATTCGAGATTCAAATTTCTCACGCTCATCTAAACTTTGTGTTGACATACTTGTAGATTGAGGAGTTAAATCTATAGCTGATAAATTATAATTATCATTATAATAAATATTAATTTTCTCATCATTTTGTGGTTCCAAAGCAACACCAATTGTAGTTGAATCTACACTTTGCTTACTAGGTGTTATCTCTATAACTTTCTCAACTTTTGAAACTTTAATATCACGATTAATAGGTTGTTTATTAATTCCTTTAGATGGAAAAAACCACTTAAAGAAATTCACACTAGCATACACAGCTAAACCACTAGCAGTGATAATAGAAACAATTGTAATTAAGAGAGGAACTCTACCTATTCTTTGTTCAACTTTTTTACCTAAACGTTTAAAAACAGCACCAAGCACCCTAGAATCACTAGTTTTACTTTGACACCATTTACGAAAATAATATCCAAGAATTGGGAATTTATAAGCCCAAGTTATACAATGAGAATATCCTCCCCACTCCAAATAAATATAAGCAAAAAATTCACCAAGATAAATATTAAAATAATCTACATATTTGCCAGCAAGCCAACTCTTTTGAGCTTTACGCTCAACAAAGAATGAAGTAGCATCAGCAACACTATTACGCATATCAATTCTATCACCTTTTGGATAACGTTCATATAAACCATCAATGGTTCGTCTATATGCTTGTCCACAAACGTTATGGAAAATCGGTTGGTTATTCTTCAATTTTTCAGTATCTTCTTGAAATTTAGTTCGAATATACTTACTAGTCCTTTGATAAAAATCTATATTGGCTAATTTCTTATATAGAGGAACAACCAAACCAAAAACAGCACAAATGCGAGCTAAAGTAGCACACATAGAGAAATTAATTCTCTGTGGTGGAATATCAGTACTTTGTAAATCATAAGCCACAGAATCATCATCACTATCATTTTCTGTGTAAGTATCTTCACCACCTGTACTAGCTATTTCAAATATCTCAAATTCAGGATCTTTAATGTCGGTTTTATCAATGAAATGATCTATATTATCCTCCACACCATTAACAAAAACGGTAGGATTAAATTTCTCATCATCAGATTTACTTTCACCAACATCACAAAAACACAACTTTGTACATTTCATACAAAATTTACATATAGATATTTGACTCATAACTTTAGTACAATCTAAAACGACACTTTCTTCACGTTTATATTTTATTGTTTCCTGACCAAACCACACTAAAAAATCATCTATACATGTATATAATTTCTCAGAAACAGCTCTACCATGTTTACACTCAACAGAATTTGTTGCAGGAACAATCTTCAAAACTTCAATGTTCCAATAATCAGGAAAACGTCCAATTTCTAATAAAGGAACTTTTGAAGCATCTAACATAATATCATGTTTAGCATACTCGGGCTTAGCTAGAACACGGATAATCCAAGGTAATCGACGTTGAATTGCTAAAGGACATGCAAAATAAGCATATGCATTTAAATTCTCGATATTAGTTGTAGCAACTAAAACCTCAAATAAAATAGGAGTTTTTCCTTTATCAGCTAATTCAGCTTGAGGTGGTACTACAGCAACTTGATTACGAATCTGGATTAATTCAGCTAAAGAAGGATCAACACCTAAACTCTTAGAAGGTAATAAAGAGGCAATATCATCCAAAACACAAAACCACATACTGGATTTAAATGCACTCCAAAACTTATCTGCTGGATTCCGAGTATACTTATATTCGGTACCATTAGGCATATCATGCAAAGCTGCATAATAGTAAAATAGTATAGATGAAAATGTAGATTTACCATTACCAGGTGGAGCATTCAATAAACAAGACCACGGAGGAACACGTTCTTTACCAGCAGCTGCTTTAGTAACTAAATCAGCTTTAATCAATTCTAAACTATTCATCTCAGATAAAATAAATCTACGTTCTGATTTATCCTCAGCAGACATATACTTCAACATAGATACACCTTTTTCAAGATATGCATCTAAATTTGCTTTAAATTCAAACAAATTAATTCCATGAGCGGCAGGATTAGTTAAACATAAACTATCCCGCTTCAATTTAGCAACATCAAGAAACCACTGTTCATAATTCTTCCCATTATGATAAAGTGGATCCATAGAACCAGTCATCATACATTGATAACCACGTTCACATACAAAAGTAATTGTATCTAATAAAGTATGAATAAAATCAGGACCTAAATGATATTTCTTTTTAATAGCTTCTTCCTGTACTTTAGTAAAGAAAGTACTATTAAATTTTACACCAATTTTATCAAATATAGATAAGCTAACAACATACATTAAAAATTTATAAAGTTTTTTATACAAAGCAGATTCTTTTAATCGTGTATATGATTTCAAAAAATCTTTAAAATCGGAAAAAAGACCACTTGACTGAGGTAAATAATCTGTAAATAATTCAGTAAACTTATCTTTTAAAAGAAAAATCATTTTAGAATTAATAATTGGTCCTTTAGTACGTAACATAATAAATACGGATATAGCGCGAATATAATCACTACGCTCTTCAGAATATATAAGATCATAGGTTAATAATCCAACATCTTGGATTAATTTCAAAAAATAATCCATATTTTCTGGAAAAGAACCATTTGAATAAGGATTAAATAATTTACCCAAATTCTTTAAAATTTTATCATCAGTTCTAGGATCTTTACATTTTCCTGTTAAGAAAACTCGTAATGAGTCCATATAATCAACTAATCGATAAAATTCACGACCTTGTTCATCAACAAGATCGTCACGATCCACCATAGATGGATCTTCATAATCATAACTCTGATTCAAAAAGTTACAATTATTTAACTGTCTCTCTACAGTTCGTCGAGTAGTAAAACTGTCTTCACAGAGGGATACTATTTCATTCCCAATAGCTTGTTGAGCCGTTATGCTCAACTCCATTTTATTCGCGGTGCAAGTGATTGTATTCATTGTAAAAGGGAGTGGTATTCATACCATATCTAGGCTTGTCCTAGCACAGCAAAGAATAACTTAGCAGATTGCGCTGCAAATATAAAGGGACTTCAACCCATTATAATAAATTAATAGTGCTTCTGTAGGGCGCATTTCCCAAACAAACAGAAGCAAATCATACTCATAGGCTGATCACCTACAAGTTTTTATCTAATTATATAAAAAGATTTATGATTTGATTAACTAAAAATTGTTGTCGAATATTTATCAAGGTTTGATGAAAATTTTTAAATTTAATCTTGAAAATATTAAATATACAAGCACTCAAATATAAGGTGCTAAATAAACGCATAAAATATAATATATAAAGTTTTAATTACAACATACTAGTTATCGTACTAGTAACGGTTATTCCATATCCTTGTAAGGGTAACGGAGTAACGTATTATCGTTTAATTAAGATTCTATAAAATAGAAAATCCATATAAAAATGGGAAGTTGTATAAATTTATAAAGCGCGTATACATCGCGCAATTAGAAAATAAATTTGGTATGACCAAAAAGATCATAATCACTAATAAAAATTAGTAGATATCCAATAACAATTGCATCACAACGGTTATGAATATCATCGCTAACTTAAATGTTAGAAAGATTACAAATAACTATAGTATAGGCTTAGGATCACTAAGAACTACGTATAGCATTTAATAATCAAAAACATTGACTCGCAAGAGTCTACTATTGACCACAATAGTTTATATGGATAGACAAAACTGTC